CGCCACCACCGCCGCCTCCCCCTCCGGCGCCTGAGCCGGCGCCCGAGCCCGAGGACAACCCGGACGACGAGCCGGTCGACCCCGAGGTCGCCGAGGACGTGGCCCGCAGCGCGATGCAGCGCGCTCTCCGCACTGCCAGGGAGGTCCGAGCATGACACCCGAAGAACGCGCCGGCATGGCGCAGGCGATCCAGGAAGCGATCGCGCTCGCGTGTAACGCCGTCCGGGAGGAGCACGCCCAGGCGCTCGCCGAGGTGCAGCGCTCGACCGATGCCCAGCTCGACGTGATGCGCTCGGCGCACCGGGCGAGCGAGCAGCGAGCCGACCAGCTCCAGAGAGACCTCGACGACGCCCGCGAGGCGCTGGCGCAGGCCCCGATCAGCGCCATCCTGATCGACAGCGCGGGCGACCTGAACCTCGTGCAGCGTGGCGGCACCACGCTGAAGGCCGACCTCGGCCCCGTGGTGCAGCGCATGGCGCAGGAGGTGCGCACCGCCGTGCAGCGCAGCGAGGAGCGCGCAGACCAGCTCCAGCGCGACCTCGACGCGGCGCGCGAGGAGGCGGGCGTGCCCGCCATCAGCGCGGTACTAGTCGACTCCGACGGAGAACTCAACATCGTGCAGCGCAGCGGGACCACGAAGGCGAACCTCGGCCCGCTCCTGCAGCGCATGGCCGAGGAGGTCAAGCGGGCCGTGGCCGCGCTCGGCGGGGAGGTCCGCGGGGAGACCGTCGCGCACGTCACCCGCGAGGCGCTGCGCCTCGGTGGCGCGCAGAACTGGAGCCGCACGGCGTTCTACGGCCCCGGCTCGGTGGTGTCCTGCTACGTGGGGCGCACCTACGAACTGCGCGAGGGCATCGCCGCCTCGATGGCGCAGGAGCCGGGCGAGCACCCCGAGGTCTGGCGCCGCATCGGCTCGCACGGGCTGCGGGTCATGAAGTCCAAGCCCGAGGCGCTGGAGCCGGGCGACTGGTTCACCGAGGGCGATGCGCGGTTCATCCACGACGGGCAGACCACGACGCTGTTCGTGCCCCGCATGCTGAAGCAGGCCGACATCGACCGGCCCTTCAAAGCAGCGAACGCGAACGCGACCGCGGCACTGGAGCACGCGCAGGTCGCGCGGCGCACCGCCGAGGGGCTCGCGCCGCGGGTCGACCGCATCGAGCGCACGGCCGCGAACGCCGAGCGGTGGATCGCCGAGGAGGGCGCCGAGGCGGTGCTGCGCAGCGCCACCACCGAGCGGTGGGTCAGCGAGCGCGCCGAGGAGCTGGACACGCTGCTGCTCGATCAGCAGCAAGGGGAAGCGCCGTGATTCAACGCACGTCCGTCGACCTGACCTCGCTGCCGGCGGCGCTGCTCGTCACGGTCAAGGCTCACTGCCGCGTGGAGTTCACGCGCGACGATGCGCTGCTCACGACCTACACCCAGGCGGCGATCCGCACCGTCGAGTCGAAGTGCAACGTGTCGCTGAACCCGGCCACCTACGAGCTGACCGCCGTTGAACTGCGCCCCGTGGGCTTGCGCTGCGGCGCGCGCCTGCCGTTCAACAACGTGCGCGAGTTCACCATCACGGCCGACGGCACCGACGTGTCGGCCGACTACGAACTGAGCAGCGCCGACTTCGGGGGCAACGCGTCCAGCTACCTGTTCCCGGTGGCGGTGCTGGTGCCCCCGCCCGCGATCCTGGCGCTGGACACACGGCTGACTCTCGCGGTCGGCGTCGACGACTCGACGAAGCTCGCCCCCTACTTCCTCTCGATCATCCTGCGCCTCGCGGGCGCGCTGTACGAGAACCGCGAGGCAAGCGGCGACCTCTGGAGCGACACGTTCGCCAACGAGCTGATGGGCATGTGGAGGCCCGACGCATGAAAGCCGGTCGCCTTCGTCACCGCATGCGCATCGAGATGCCGGACCCGACCGTGCCGCTCGACGCCTACGCGGGCGAGGTGCGCTCGTTCATCCCGGTGGTCACGGTCGACGTGGCGATCGACAGCGTGAGCGGGCGCGAGTTCATGGCGGCCGACCGCGAGCTGGCCGGCATCACATGGCGCATCACGCTGCGCGAACTGCCCGGCATCTCGATTCAACCGGGCTGGCGCGGCATCGAGGTCGACGGGAACGTCGAGCGAATGTTCGACTTCATCGCGGTCTTGCCGAGCCACGCGCGCAACGACCTCACGATCGCGGCCACGTCCGGCCAATCGCAACCCTGAAGGAGCCGCACCATGGCAAAAGTAAAGTCCGACGCTCACCTGTACCTCACGCAGACCGGTGACGCGCCACCCACCCCGATCGACATCACGAGCGTGACGAACGCGAACCCCGCGGTGGTCACGCTGTCCGCCGCCCTGCCGGCGGGCACCGCGGTCGGCGACATGATCGTGCTCGATGACACGGGCGAGCCGCTGCTCGACGGCTACGCCTTCCGCATCTCGGCGCTCGACGTGACCACGCCGGCCGCGCCCGAGGTCACGCTCGCGGACTTCGACGGCACGCGCCTCACGGCTGCGGTCGGCGCCGTCGGCGAAGCGCAGGTCTTCTCGAAGGCCGGCGACGGCGCGCTGCTCGAAGTCTGCATGGTGTCGATCACGGTGGCCGGCGTGGCGCCCGACTCGATCGCCATGGACGATATGTGCGGCAGCGAGACGGTGCTCGGCTCGCCGAAGCCGCCGACCTTCACTTTCACCGGCTTCGTCGACAAGGACAGCCCGGGGTTCAAGAACCTCATGCAAGCCTCGCTCGAATCGCCGAAGACCGAGCGCTACATGCTGATCGACTACACGGTCGGCGGCGGCTACATCTTCGGGCCGGTGGAAATCGGCGAAATCACCATCACGGCACAGACCGCGCAGGGCCTGCAGTTCTCCGGCTCGGGCGTGTTCAAGGAAATGCCGACCTACTCGTGGGCCCTGTGACATGACGTACGAACTCCAAACCGAAACCGCCCCGGCCGGGCTCGCCGCGCTCGGCGCCGTGGTCGAAATCCGCGAACTGACCTACGGCGCCATGCGAGACACGATGGCGGCGAGCGAGGCGCCGGGGCAGAGCGCCGAGCGCCTCCTCGGCGCGAGCCTGTACGTGGACGGCCAGCCGTTCGGCTACGAGGGCATTCGCTCGCTGCCCGGCCGCTTCTCTGCAGCCATCGCCGACGCCCTCACGCAGACCATGCGCGTGCACGGGCTGGAGCGGGCCGCCAAGCCCGCCGAGGAGGACGGCCAGGGGGTAGGCACCTCCTCGGGCGCCGAGGCCGCTGCAGGCCCAAACGTCTAGCCCCGGACCTGCGCCTCATGTTCAGCATCGCCGAGCGCCTGCATCAACCCGTGACCGTCGTCGAGGCGATGAGTCCGCGGGAGGTGTGGGCGTGGCTCGACTACTGGACGCCGCAGCCGGCCGTGGAGGAGGACGACGCGATCGAGCTGTCCTCGCTCTCGCGCGATGAGCTGCGCAGCATGTTCCCGGGGAGGCACTGACCATGGCGACCGAACGCGAACTCGTTCAGGCGCTCACGTCCGGCCTCGCTGGCGTGGCCGACGTGCGATGGGGGTGGAAGGCTGCGGAGTACGCCGAGCTGCCACCCGGCTTGCCGCTCGTCACCGTGCAGCGCACCGTCGCGTCGGGCGCGGCCTGGTGGGATATGTGCGAGGCCGAGGCGCCGCTGGTCGACACGTCGATTCAGGTCCACACATGGCACGCGGTGTACGAGTTCGGGCGTGACCTCAACGCGCAGGTCCGCGCCATCGTGCTCGGCGCCGGGGGCTGGCGCCTGTCGGCCGAGACGGACGACTACGAAGCCAGCTTCCGCGCGTGGCGCATCGCAGGGGACTACACGAGCATCGGCGTGGCGCTGGAGTGACGGCCATGGCTTTCCCGATGCCGACGGTCATCTCGAAGAACAAGACCACCACCCTCGGCGGTCAGCAGTTCACGCGCGCCACGCTGGCGGCGGAAATCAACATCCAGTCGAAGGCCGACCTGCACTCGATGCTGGTGGGCATCACGCGCGAGGACACCGCGCAACAGCAGCGCATGGGCAACCCGCCGCAGCTCGTCGAGGTCGACAACACGACGAACCGCCCGGTCGAGTCCGTGGAGCGCAAGGTCGTGGTCATCTTCGGCACCGCGCTCGCCCGCGCAGCTATGCGGATGGCCGAGACCGAGCTGGCGGCGAACATCCGCCGCGCGACGGTGCTGCGCACGGGCCGGCTCTCCAACGTGCAGGCCAATTGGGAGTGGCGCTTCATCCCGCGCGGTGGCTCGCCGCGGGTCGTCACCTCGGGCACGCCGCCCTCCACTTTGAGCCAGGGCGACAAGCTCGTGCTCGTGCCGGCGCAAGTGCCGTACGCGACCGCGGTGAACCGCGCGGTGGCGAACTCGGGGCGCCTCACGCCGAAGGCCACGGGCCGCAGGAAGTCGCCGCCGAAGTCACAGCAGCGCATGGGCTTCCTCGCGGCCACCACCGCGGCCCTTCGCCGCCGCAGCGAGTTCAAGCAATTTGCCGTCTACGCCGAGTTCACCAAGAGCCACGCGGTGGCCGGCGAGGTTTATGCACACGGGACCGGGGTCATCACGATCCGGCCTCGCTTCCGCGTGAGGTGACACCGTGGCCGACACCATCGAACGGATCTACAAGCTGACGGTCGACGGCGCGCAAGCGGCCCGCGACCTGAACGCCATCGCCAAGTCCACCCAGGACGCGGAAAAGCGCTTCGACGCCGCCGCGGCCTCGATCAAAAAGGTAGCCGGCGCGCTCGCCGCAGGCTTCACCGTGGGCACCGTCCTCTCGTCGATCAAGTCGAACATCGATGCGATGGACGAGCTGTCCAAGAGCGTGTCGAAGGTGGGCATCGCGGCCGAAGACCTGCAGAAGCTGCGCTACGCTGCGGACCTCTCGGGGCTCTCGGCCGAAGACCTCGACAAGTCGATCGGCAAGCTCGCGGTCTCGATGGCGGACCTCGAAACCGGCACGACCGGCGCGCACAAGGCGCTGCGCGCGATCGGCGTGCAGTCCGGCGACAGCCCGGTGCAGGCGCTCGACAAGATCGCAGACGAGTTCGCCAAGATGCCCGACGGCATCGAGAAGACCGCGCTTGCGATCGAGATTTTCGGCAAGGCCGGTAAGGATCTGATTCCGCTCCTGAACGGTGGCAGCGCGGGCCTCAAGGAATTGACGGACGAGGCCGAGCGCTACGGCGTCGTTCTCAGTGGCGGCACGCTCAAGGCCGCTGAGGCGTTCAACGACAACCTGTCGCGCCTCGAAGGCGTGATGGGCGGCGTGATGAAGCAGATCACCGCCGGCCTGCTTCCGGCGCTGCAGGCCATCAGCCAGAGCTTCGTCGACTCGGCCAGCACGGGCGACGGCTTCGTCGAAACCGGAGACGCGATCGGCGAGGTACTCGTGAACCTCACGGGCGTGGCGCTCAAGGCGGGCGCGACCCTCAAGGCCTTCGGTCTGGTCATCGGTGCAGTTGCTGCGGCAGCGGCGAACCCTGGTCAGGCCGGCACCATCTTCACGGCGCTGGTCGAGGACATCAACGCGCTCGACCGCACGACGAACGAAAAACTCAAGAAGCTCGAAGCCGACTACAAGAGCTTCAGGGAATCGACGAAGGCCGGCGCGCCGCAGGACACCGCGGGCGACGGGCCTGCGAGCGCGGCGCTCAAGGCTGCAGCCGCTGCCGAGGCGCTCGCCAAGAAACAGCGCGAGGCCGACGCCGCCGCCGCGAAGGCGCTGGCCGCGCGGACGAAGGCAATCCGCGAGCACCAGAAGGTCGAGGACGAAGCGTGGAAGCAGCTCGCCGAGCAGGCACGCATTGCCGAGGACGCGCAGAAGCGCGCGGACGAGGCGCTCGTGGCCCGCACCTCGAAGCTCTCGGCCTACGAGAAGGCGATCCTCGAAGTCGACCGCGCCGCCGAGGAGCGGCTCGACAGGATCGAGGAGGAGGGGGCCCGGCAGCAGTACCTCGTTGACCTCCTCGACGAAACCTCGGACGTGTACGCGAACGCCACCGAAGCGCAGCGCGCCTATGCCCGCTCGCAGCTCGAAGTGGCGACCACCACCGCGGTGGCAGGCGAGACCATCGCCAAGCAAACATCAGAGGTGGACGTGCTGACGCAGGGGTTCGAAAACTTCTTCGACAACCTCGCCAGCGGCACCGCCGATGTCGAAGATCTGTTCAAGCGCATGGTCCAGTCCATCATCGCGGAGCTGCTCAAGCTGTGGGCTAAGAAGTACATCATCGACGCACTGACCAACGCGTTCGGAGGTGCATCCGGCGGTGGTGGTGGCGCTGCGGGGCGTCTCGGCCTCGCCTTCGACTCCGGCGCCGTCGTCCCCTTCGCCAAGGGCGGCGTGCTCACGCGGCCGACCACCTTCCCCATGGCGCTCGCTGGCGAGGCCGGCCCCGAGGCCATCATGCCGCTGCAGCGCACGGCCTCGGGCGACCTCGGGATCGTCGCGCAACAGCCCGCGCTGAACGTGACGATCAACAACAACGCGCCCGTGTCGGTCAGCACGCAACAGACGAACGGGGGGCTCACGATCACGATCGACGAGATCAAGGCATCGCTCGCCGCTGACGTGATGCGCGGGGGCAACGACTTCGCCACCGCGGCCGAGCGCGCGTGGGGTCTGAGCCGCGGCAGCGCTGCGGCGTTCTGAGGAAGCGCCATGGCAACCGTTGCACTTCAGGAAGCACGCGCGTCGGCGCCCTCGGGCGAGACTATCCTTCAAACGCTGGAGCTGTCGCATCCGCTGTGGGCGGCGCCGTACTACCTCACGAACTACCCGCGCGCCTTCACGACGACGCTGGAGTCGGGGCCCACGGTGACGTTCAACCCGTTCCCCTTCGGCGTCATCCTGCCGACCGTCGACGGCGCCGGCCAGCAGGACATGCAGATCACGCTCACGAACGCGGACCAGGAAATCGCCGACGCCGTGCGGGCCGCGCACGCGGACCCGAGCACAAGCATCGAGGCCGTCTACCGCGAGTTCCTCGGCAGCGACCCAGGCGCGCCGCAGTCTGCTCCGGTGCGGCTCGTGTTCAACGCCATCCAGATCACCGAGGAGGCCGTGAGCGGCGTGGCCGGCCGCAGTGACGTGCTGAACCGCCGCTTCCCAGGCGTGTGGTACGACGTTCAGCACTTCCCGGGGCTCGACCGATGACCGACATCAACGACCTCATCGGAAAGCCCTGGCGCCTCGGCGCGCGGGGCCCCGACGCCTACGACTGCTGGGGGCTCGTGCGCGAGGTGCTGCAGCGCATGCGGCCTGGTCTGCCGCTGCCCGATTGGGCGAGCGATGAGATGACGCGCAGCCGTCAGCGCGCGCTAATGGGCGAAGCCTTCCCCGTTCACTGCGTGCGCACCACCGAGCTGGCCGACGGCGTGCTGCTGATGAGCGAGCGCGCGGGCCACATCGCCATCATGGCGCACGGGTTCGCGGTCACGTCGCAGCGCTTCTCGGGCGTGGTGGCGATGCGCCCGAGCGACTACGCCACGCACTTCACCGATCTGGAGGCGTTCGCATGGCGCACCTGATCGTTCTCTACAACCCGCTGGACACGACGCGGCGCCGCATCCACGACATCGAGGAGGGCACCGAGCTGGGCGCGTGGCTCGCCGAGCACGAGCCCGTGCGCGGATCGCTCCAGCAGTTCGTCTACGTGCACGGGAAGGCGATCGAGGCCGAGGGCTACCGCGTCGAGGTGGGAGACCAGATCCTCGTGGTCCACCGCCCCGGGCAGTGGGCTCTGGTCTACATCGCCCAGGCGCTGATCGCCGCGGCCATCTCCTACGCGCTGAACCTGATCTTCGGCCCTAAGCGGCCCTCGGCGGGCAACACCCCGAGCCCGTCCCAGGTCTACGGCATCGCGCCGCCGAAGAACACCGCGCGCCTCGGCGAACCAATCCCGGTCGCCTACGGCTCGGTGCTCACGCTGCCCGACTATGCGGCGCAGCCGTACACCGAGTACGAGAACAACGAGCAGTACCTGAAGGCGCTGCTGTGCATCGGCCAGGGCGACTACGACGTGCACGCGATGCTGGTGGGCGACTCGGACTCGTCCGCGCTTCCGCCCGAGGTGGTGCGCTACGAGATCTTCAGCCCGGCCGCGCACGCGTCGACGTTCGGAGTGATTCAAGAGGCGACCGGCGTGCGCGAGAACGTCTCCACCTCGGTCGACGTGGCCGACCAAGAGCTGCTCGCACCGAACGAGACGAGCAACCAGACGCCTTCGACGTGGTATTGGGCGCTGACGGCGCAGGAGGCCCACAACGGCTTCCCACCGTCGCCGCCGGCCTACGATCTGACGGGCGCCTGGGACTTGACCACGCAGCTCGCCATCCTGCCCGACGACCCGCCGTTCGGCACCACAGTGCAGGCCGTGATGTACCAGCTCAACGTCGACCCGGAAATCTGGCAGCTCAACACCTTCGTCTCGACGCCGTACGTCCCCGGCGACCCGGTGCCGGCCGGCTCGCTCATCCCGCCGCCGGGGAGCACCACGATCGGCATCACGAAGTGGGTCGGCCCCTTCGAGACCTGCAAGCCGGGGCAGGCCGGCCGCTCGATCGAGCTGGACCTCGTGTTCATCGGCGGGCTGGCGATCATGGACAGCGGCGGGAACCTCGGCGACCGCGCGATCACGGTGCGCGTGGAGTACACGCCGATCGACGACAGCGGTGCAGACATCGGCCCGACGGTCGGTTATGACGAGAGCTTCCTCGGCAAGACGAACACGGCGCTGCGCTTCACGCGCAAGCGGGTGGTCCCGCTCGGCCGCTACAGGGTGCGCGCCTCGCGCTCGACCGACAGCGACGGGCGCGCCGGCACGCTCGACCGCGTTCACTGGACCGGGCTCAAGTTCGAACTGGACGAGCTGATCGTGCTGCCCGTGTACGGTGACGTGACGATGGCCGCGGTGACTCTGCGCGCATCGAACGGCATCGCCAGCGATGCGGCGTCGAGCATCCGCTTCCGCGTCACGCGCAAGCTGGCCCCGCTCGGGGTCGGCGCGACCGCCGCAACGGTGAACCCGGCCGACGCATTCGTCGACATCCTCACCGCGGCCTACGGTGGCAACCGCCCCGTCAACAACGAGGAGCTGGACCTGCCGCTGCTCGCCACGCTGCGCGCCAAGTGGGCGTACCACAACGGGTTCAACGCGGTGTTCGATCAGCCGTCTACGGTGTGGGAGGCGCTCACCCTGTCGGTGCAGACCGTGAGCGCGGCGCCGCTGCCCGTGGGCTCGCGCATGTCCGTCATCGAGGACGCGCCGCAGCCGGTGCGGGTGCAGTTGTTCACCGACGTGAACACGGTGGCCGGCTCGCTGCAGGTCACGCACCAGTGGGACCGTGCGGGCACCCCTGCCGGCGCCCGCGTGGAGTTCCGCGACCCGCGCACCTTCTCGGCCGATGCCGTCTTCGAGCCAGTCAACGCGCCCGACTACCAGTCCATGACGCTGTTCGGCTGCACCTCGCGCGAGGTCGCGGAGCAGCATGCGAACCTCATCATGGACCGCCGCCAGCTCCAGCGCACCACGGCCACCTTCGCGACGGAGCTGGAAGGGCTCAATTGCCTGCCGGGCCAGCGCATCGGCATCCAGTCGCGCACGATGCGGTGGGGCGCCGCTGCGTGGGTCGTGCGCGCCGAGGGCCTCGCGCTGCAGCTCTCCGTGCCGATGGACTGGACGGGCGGGCCGCACGCGGTGCTGCTGCGCGACCCGAGGGGCCAGCCGCACACCGTAGTCGGTGTCACGCAGGGAGCGCGCGCAGACATCCTCGTCCTGCCCGGGGCTGCACCGTTCGCCATCCGCGACTCGCGATCGCCGAGCGAGCCGACGCACCTCGCGTTCGGCGTCGTGGGCACCGAGGTCACCGACTGGACCGTGCAGCGCATGGCCCCGAGCGGCACGACCGTGACCATCGAGGCGATCAACTACGCGCCGTCCGTGTGGGACCGGGCCGCGCCACATCAAGGAGGCGCGTGATGATCGACTATCCGGCCAGTTTCCCGTGCCCGTCGCGCATTGAGGGGCACAGCCAGGACATGAGCGCGGGCCTGGTGCGCACGCCCATGGAGGCGGGCAACTCGCGGCAGCGGCGCACGCACCGCATGCTGCCCACGCGCATCGCGCTCACCTTCATGATCGAGCAGCCGGACTATGCCGGGTGGCTGACCTGGGTGAACGAGAACGCCTGGGACGACTGGGTCAACATGAAACTGCCCGGCCTCGTGGCGAGCCGCCTCGGGGTGAACACCGCGGCCATTGCGGTGCGCTTCATGAGCGACCCGCGCGCCGAACTGCTGCCGGTGCATCGGCTCTGGTGGTGGCGCGTGCGCGTCGAAGCCGAGTACCTGCCCACGGCCGAGCAGATCGCTCCCGTCTTCGCGGGCAAGTGGATTGTCGGCGGTTCGCCGCTCGCGCCTTCCCTCGATTGGGTGCTCGGCGGCACGCCGCTCACGTCGCCCACTGACCTCACGCAACCGGGAACCGTGGCGAAGCCCGTCACGGTGGCCTGAAGGAGAACGACATGGCAGACATCCTGGCCCGCACGCGGTCGATCATCGGCACCTCGGCCGAGTGGAACACCTCCGACCTGGTGCTCGGTGACGGTGAGGTGGCGATCGAGCGGCCCTCCTCGCCGAGCACCGCGCCGCGCTTCAAAATTGGGAACGGTGGCCGGCGCTACAGCGAGCTGCCCTTCGCGGGCGCGAACCTGCCCGGCGCGATCTACTACAAGGGGACGCGCGATCTGACGCAACCGGCGCCGCCCGGCCCGCAGCGAGGCGATCAGTGGGCCTCCTCGGTGTCCGGCGTGATTCACGCGAGCTGGACCGGCGTGGCCGGGCAGAACACCATCGTCGGCGACCTCGTGACCTTCCTCGACAACGTGACCGGCTGGCAGCGCACGCCGACCGGCGCCGACAGCGTGTACGGGCTGCGGCAGGAGCTGGTGACGAACTTCGCCGGCAACATCCGCGCGCAGGGCTTCCGCACCGGCAACTGGCTGTGGTCGCCGGGCCCGGGTAGCTCGCTGTTCTACGCGCTGGAGACGATCACCGAGCACGCCCACTACGCGTTCGCCGACGACTCGACGGTGAACTATGCGGGCGTGGGCTTCCAGGGGCACGCGAGCTTCAACGACAACATCAAGTTCATCGGTGTCAACGGCTCTGACCACCACCACAGCTACCAGAGTTATCCGCACTACGGCACCGCGGGCACGATCGGCGTGCTGTCGAGCTTCTGGTCGCAGATCGATGCGACGGCCGGCACGATCACGGAGGCGAGCGGCGTCAAGGTGAACAACCCGCTCGGGGCCGGCGCCATCACCAGCATGTACGGCGCGCTGATCCTGAACCTGACGCGCGGCGCGAACAATTGGGGCGTCAAGTCGCTCACGCCCCGGTCCTACTTCGCCGAGATCCTGCAGTACGGAGACACGGTGGGGACGGTCTACGCGACCGCAGGCTACAACGCGACCAACGGTCACTTCCAGATCACCCCTCGGGCGGGTGCTGCTTATGGCGTCCGCATCTCGGGCAACGCCGGGAGCCGCGCGCTGCGCCTCGGCTCTGTCGGTGACGTGGCGAGCGACGACTCGATCATCGAACAGCTCGGCGACGGCCGAACGTCCATCAAGCCGCGGGTCGGCTACGGCATCATTCTGGACGGCACCGTCGAGGTGTCCGGCGGCTTGGTAATGAGCGCCCCGATCGTCCGGCGCTCCTACACCGTCGCCACGCTGCCGTCTGCGGTGTCGTGGATCAACGGCACCGCCATGGTCAGCGATGCGAACGCGACCGTCTTCAACTCGGTCCCGGTCGGCGGCGGCGCAAACAAGCTTCCGGTCTTCAGCAACGGCGCCGACTGGCGCATCGGTTAACCCGACAGGAGAACACCATGGCATTCGAAAAACGCACCACCCCAACCGAGCTGCTGTTCCGCTGGAGGGACGGCAAGCTTTACGCGGCGCATGCGATCTTCAGCGAGGAGGTGCTGGAAGATGGCAAGGTCATCGCGAGCCGGGAAGGCGATGCGCTGTCGGTCGCGGTGGCCGAACAGCAGGGCTTCCCGCTGGCCGACGCGCTGCAGGTGCTGCACGTCGATGCGCTGCGGGAGCGTGACTCGCTCCTGGCGCAGCTCGACGAGCGCGACCAGCAGCGGCTCGTGCGCGATCACGAGGTGTCGACCGAGCTGTCGCGGCGCGATGGCGTCGAGCAGGATCTCCGCGCGCAGATCGTGGTCCTCGAAGGCAAGCTCAAGGAGGCGCTCGCCAAGCCGGCCACCGCGCCGGCACCAGCACCGGCCCCGGCCGATGCCGAGCCTGCAGAGGCCCCGGCGCCGTCGACCAGCCCGGCCCCTCTGACGTGAGCCGCTGAAGGGCTTGTGGGCCTGCAGGGGCCCGGCTACACTGCACCGGCTACCAACTGGCTGTGCAGAGCTTCCCCAAGCATCACGTGCCCCGAAGGCCCGCCTCTCTACCCGAGGGTCGGGCCTTCACCTTTTGGGGCGCTGCACGGCGGGTCGATCACGTCGTCGGCCTGGTCGCGCAGGGCCTCGAAGTCGACGAGGCCGTAGACGGCGCCGAGGCGCATCAGCACGCTCGGCTGGCCTGCCTTCAGCAGCATCACCATGGCCCCGGCGCACTGCACCCGGCGCGGCCGGGGCGCATACGCCACCTCGTGACAGATGAACCCCTCGTGGTCATCAGCGAGCAGGCCGGCCACGATGCCGTCGAGGCGTCCGGGCATCAGCTCGATCGCACCTTCGCGGAGGAACGGGCAGTGCGCGCAGGGGCGCGTCATCGCAACGTCGCTCGGCTTCACGGCACGAGGTCGGCCGGCCACCGCTCCATCGTGTAGCCGCGGAGGATGAACCCCTCGATGGTCCGGTACGGCATGTGCGCTGCATCCTTCAGCAGCGCGGCCCACGCCTCGGCCTCGGTCGGCTTCGCAAGCCACGTGCACGGCGTGTCGCCGGGCGTGACCGGCACGTACAGGAACCCGTCGTTCTGCTTCTTCATCCCTCGCTCCTCACTGGTTCGATCGTCACCACGTCTTCGCCCTTCAAGTCGCGGTAGGTGCCTGCCTCGTCCCTCATCGCGGCCATGTACCCGATGAAGGCGCCGCCCGATGCCTCGAGCAGCATGCCGTCGAACTTGAGCATCACGCTGCGCTGATTCCACGACACGAGCGCGACTTCACCGCGGATCGTCTGCCCTCGGTACTCGATCAACACCTCGTCGCCGCGCTTCACCGGACCATCCTCCCGCCGGACTTGTACTTGGCTTCGTCGAGCCACTGGAAAGGCGCGCGCTCGACGATGTTCGCGGGGCGCCTGATCGGGCTGATGGTCAGCGCCTGCCGGCCCGCCGTGAGGATCGACACGACGACCGCCTCGGTGCGGTTCGGGTCGTCCTTCGGCCGCACGTCCTTCATCGTTTCGTTCTGCCCCTTCGTGCGCGCTGCAACCCATGCTTCGCTGACGATCGCGCACGCGCGCACAAGGGGCTCTTTCACGAGGTGCTGCTGGAACAGCGCGGCGTCACCCATGTCCGCGAACGATGAGCCAGAGATGATCGCAATTTCGCCGCTGGTCGTGAGCACGTAGAACGCCGGCTCGGTCTGCTCCTTGCCGCGCTCGATGCCCTTGCAATGGATGTCAAGCAACGACTCGTGGAACGACTCGATCGTCTCGACGTGCATGCCCCCGATCAGGACCATGGATGGCATCTCGCTCATGACAGCTCCCCTTCGTGTTCGCACTCGGCCAGCAGCATCGCCGCCATGGGCCCGCCTTCGAAGACCTCCAGCGAGGCCGAGAACGCGACCTCGGCCTCGGGCACGATCCACTGGATGATGCGTTGCTCCGGCTTGCGGATGCTGTCGCAGTCGTCCGGCGGGTTGACCACCATGTACTTGCGGCACGCCATCGGCCGGTGCTCATAGATCGCGCAGTCTTCCCCCGACGTGAGGAACACGCACGCGCGGTCGGCGTCGTCCAGTTCGTTCCATCCCTCGATGCCGTCGACCGCGGCTTGCACGCGCAGGCGCTGCGGGTCGATGCGCCAGCCGTATTCCTCCGCGGCGATAAGCGCGAGCTTCGCCTCGCCGGCCGTGACCGTCACGTTCAGCCGGCAGCAATGCCCGCAGCCGCGACGGCATGAAACCTTGGCATCGGTGGCCGGCGCGCGAGCACGCTGCTCGATCACCATCTCGTCAATGAACTCATGCGAGCCGGCGGCGATGCCCTCCTCGTTGTTCGGGTACTCGGCCAGGGCCGTGCGCAAGTTCCCCTCGAATTCCACATGCAGGCCGAGCGCCGATTGCGCGCTCTTGTGCGGCGCCTCGTTCAACCAGTTGGCGAGCTGCTCGCTGTGGACCTTGACGTTTACCGCCTTCATGTGCGCCCCCTCACTGATCCGCTCTTGTCCTGCAGGCGCCGAACGGCAGCGCGCAGGCGCTTCTCCTCCTTCAACAGGACGCTCACGCGCTCCACGGCCTCGGCCGCTTGCCGCGCGGCTTGCGCGTAGTTCTGCCACGCGCGGCTGATCGTGCGGGCCTGCGTGAGCAGGAAGTCGAACGGGTCGAGCACGGCGCCGCAGTTCAGGTCGGCGCAGCGGATCGTGCGCGTGTGCTGGTCGAGCGAGACCGCCTCGTGGGTGCAGAAGCGCGTGGGTATCGGCTCGATGCGCAGCGGGTTGTCGGGCAGGTCGCCGCCCTTCGGGAAGGGCTTCACGTTGTCGTCGTCGCTCATGGTTCGTCGGCCTCCTCCAGCGCCCGCGTGAGCGCATCGCGCACGAGGCGCACGTAGTCGCGCGGCAGCGCTGCACGCCGCAGGCTGTCGACGAGGTGCTCGAAGGCTTCGGGCTTGAGCAGCTCGCCGGCCACGACGCCGAGCGAGAAATAGAACTCGGCGTGCAGGTCTTTCGGGTCGCTCATCGCTTGTCCCTCGGGTCGACGCGCTTGAACGGCGTGTGGGTCGCGCCGGTCATCTTGTCGAATTGCTTGGCAGCCATGAGGTAGGCCATCGCGGACTCGCCGAGGATCAAGCCCAGGCTGGACACCACGCCCACGCTCCAGGCTTGGTGCTGGCGCTGTGCCTCGACATCGCCGCCGTAGTCCGCAGCCTTCGAGCGAAGCCCGAGGTACTCGCCGCCGTCCGGGAGCGCTTCCAGCCGCAGGTTCGACCAGCTCGCGCTCAGATGCGCGAAGTGCTCGATGCGTCCTGCCTTGCCGGCGAGCACCACGAAGGCGCACACGTCGGCTTCGCGGAGCAGATCCTCGATCAGCGCGCGCACATGGCGCAGGCGCTCGCCCTCTACTTCCTCGTCAATGTTTTCCATGTCGTTCCTCCATGAGTCGTTTCTCTACGAAGCCCACCATCAGCCCGATCTTGAGCTGCAGCGTGAGCGGCAGTGCGGCGAGGTCCACATGCGTTGCGAGGCGCAGGGTGCCGTCGTTCGTGAAGACCAGCACCGCGGCGCAGTAGGCGCACACGGAAGCGTCTCCGGCTTCGGGTCGCCCTACTGAGCCCCCGGTCCGCGTGGCTGCATCGAGCTTCGCCTTGCACTTCGGGCACTGTGCCTCGGGCTGTCGATAGGTCTTCATGGGGTCACCTTCGGCATCCAGGCCGCGAGCGCCGCGGTCACTTCCTCGACGATCGCCATGTGCCCGACCTCGGCCTCGGCCCAGGTCGCGTGGCGGGTCTGCACTTCGCTGGCCTGCATCGGGCGCCCGCGGTCATACGGCGAGGGCGTGGCCGGCTGGGTCTCCTCGGCGTAGAAAACGCAGGTCTCGAAAAGCAGCGGAGGCCCGTTGCCAAACTGGTGGTCGAGGCCGAGGAACACCGTCGACACCACGGACCCGTCGAGCAGCATCGTGCGCGCCACTCGCCGGTCAGCAGTCTCGAACCACATGGCCCACTTCTTGGGGTTAGGCTCGTTGCGCGGTTCGTGCCCGTCGAGGACATACCGCGCCGACATGCGGCGGCGGTTCACAACCCATATCCCGCGAAGTCACCATCGGGCACCACCACGACATCGCCGACGATCTGGTGCGTGGTGCCAGGGATGCAACTCGCGTGGTACAGCGCGGTGGCCTTCACGTTCACCGGCTTGAGCGCGCGAACCGGGCGCATGAAGGTCGCGTTGTCTGCGCCTGGGATGTCCTCGGCTCGCGTCTCATACCCGAGATCGTCGACGCACATTACCTGCAGAGGATGGCCGAGGTGCCGCAGGTTCACCGTGTCGAGCGTGTCGGCGCCGATGATGCGGCAGATGTCTTTGATGCTGACGGGCGCGTCGAGCTGCTCGATCGTTCCATCGCAGCGGATGACCATTCGCATGGACTACTCCTTCTCGGGTTGTTCGTTCACGAGCGGGCCCTTCAGGGCTCGCACCAGCTCATCGGTCAGGCGCTGCAGTCGATCGCGCAGGTTCTCGTGGCGTTTGCGAAACGCGGCCCATCGCCGCTCTGCGGGGAGCAGAGCATTGACGAACACCCACACGGCAAGCCCAAACACAACAACGCTGCCCCAGGTCATCGCGTACCCGTTCGACAGCACAGCGGCGCAAAGAGCGGCGCAGGTAACCTGCCCGAACATGCAGAGGCGGATCGTCCACACGATGCGCAGCTCGTGGCGGCGCTGCTGCGTGAGTTCGGCGTCGAGCTGCTCTGTTTCCCGCAGTGCTTCCAACACCACCTCGGCAGGCGTGCCTTCCGCGATCATGCCAATGCCCCACGCGGGTCCGTGGGCAACCAGCGCAGAAGCTCGCCCACAAGCTCGCCGAGCACCTTGCGGTCCTTGTCGTTCTCGCACAGCGCTTCCAGCGCTGGCAAGCCGCTCTCGATCGCCATCACCGCCTCGCGGCGCATCGCCATCCGTCCCTCGGTCCACCACTCGACCGCGAGCGGCTTGCCCACGTCGAACAGGAAGTCGCGGCCGTGCTTCACCCGGTCAGTCTCGAACATCGAGACTCCCTGCGACCACCACAGCAGCATCACGCCCGGGTTGCGGGCGATCATCGTCCCGGGCGGTAGAACCAGGCCGCCGGGCATGCCCGCCTCGCGGCGCTTCGCATGGGGCCTCGAAAGGAAGGGGCACCCCATGACGGAGAAGCGCGCGCACTCCTCATGCACGGGCGGTTCGCTGCTGACGCGGTTCACGCCGCACATGGGCCCGATGACGCACACGGGGGGAAACACCATGCGCCGGCCGCAGACCCAGCAGAGCTTGTCGCGCACGCACACGAGCAGCTTCATGGGGTCGGCCACGCGGTGGTCGGGCTTGCCGTCGATGACGGCGACGAAGTACGGCACCGGATAGCCCCGGTCGTCCACATCGAGGTCGAGCATGCGGGAGGGAACCTCCGGCAAGTCCTTGCGGTAGGGGGTGACCATCACGGCCTCCTGTCAGTTTGACTGCCGGTGGTTCTGCGCGCGGATGTCGCGGGCCAATGCTTCGAGGAGGTCAGGGAGCGCGAGCACGAACTCGGGCGTGCCCTGGACCGCGAAGCCGGTGCCGCGGTTGCCACCAATCACGATGAGACCCACGCACGCGGCGCTGGTTAGCGCGCGGACGAAGGTCGCCTCGTCGTCGTACTTTCCGGGGCCGGCCTCGACTACAGGCTGGTTTGGGTCTGACATGCGCAGCTCCTTCAGTCGGAGGGGGAAAAAATTGGGCGCCCTGCCGTCAGCGAGGGCAGGGGGCTGGCGTCAAATGCCTGAACGCACAGGGAGGTAATGCGCGCCACCACCGTCCGAAAAAGGGGAGGAATGAGGGTGGTGGCTATCTACGCCAGCGCGCGCCCGAAAACTTTACTGCAGCGTGGCGCCCGCGGCGCCGCCCTTCAAGTCCTGCAGGACGCGCAGGACGTGCCCGCCGCCGTCGCGCACGCTGATCGGCGTGACGCCCGCGGCCTCGCACTTCTTCTGAAGCGCGCGGGGCATCTTGCCCTGGGCCATCACGATCAGATGCCGGCCGCGGTGGGGCGCGAAGATGTTGGCCGAGCCGAAGTCGACGAAGCGCACCTCGTCGTTCGGCGAGGCGGCATCGCGGATGCGCTGCATCCACTCGGAGGGCATGGTGCCCAACACGTCCACGCGCAGGCCCTTCGGGGCCGTGGCGCCGTTTGTTTGAGCGGCAGGCGGGGTAGGTGGCACCTCGGCCGCTGGAGGCGTGGCGGGCGTCGTGGCCGGCCCGCCGACAACATCGAGCAGCACCGTCCGTAGGCCCTGCGTGACCTGGGAAGCGATGTGCGTGATCTGGACCTGCAGCAAGTCCTGCACGGTCTGCCCCATGCGCTCGACTAGCGACTCGGTCTGCTCGGCCGTGAGGCGGGCGACCTGCTCAGTGACGGTCTGCGCCAGCTGCGTGTCCCGGGTCTTCAGCAGCGCATCGAGGGCGGTCATCATCGTGGTGCCGAACAGCACCGCGGCATCGCCGAGGGTCGAGGCCGGCGCCACCGCGGCGGGCACCTCGACCGGTGCTGCTGCTGCTGCGCTCACGACCTCGGGGGCCGGCGCAGCGCGGAAGGGGTTCGAAGTCTCGGGGTACTTCCAGGCGTCCTGCACGCCCTCGTCGTGCTGCTTCTGCAGCAGCCGCTCCTTCGAGTAGCCGGCCTGTTTGATCCCGGCCTCGCTGCGCTGCCGGTCGGCGGGGAGGATCATCCCCTGCGCTTTGATGTAGAGGGTGTGCAGGGGCAGGCTCTCGTGCCCGGGTTCCTTGCGCAGCAGGTTGACGCCTGCAGCCATGAGGGCACGCTCGCGGCCCGTCCAACGGGCACCAGCAGAATCAGGAGGAGGGGTCTTCGTCGTCGACTGCGCGGGCTCGCCGGCCGGCGCATCGGAAGTGGGGAGGAGGGCAGCGCGCTGCTTCGGAGTGAGGGCGCCGAACCGTTCGACCGCCGTGGCGTAGGCCGCGCTGCTCGGCGCCGTGACCTTCAACATCCCTTCCCGGGTGCGGCGCCTCGGCTTCGGGAGCGCTTCGTATTGCGCCTTCAGGAGCGCGTCTATCTTTTGGGTGCCACCGTCGATCAGCGGCAGCGCAATCGCCAGCACTGCCATCCATTCTTCACCGGTCCAACGGAGGTACGTCCGCTTGTCCATTCGATGCCCTCTCCCTTATTGACCGCACAGTGGTTGCGCGGATTGCGGGGGAGGGTAACTGATGCCGGTGCATTTGCGCAACCAGGGTTGCGCTTATAGGGGGTCAGGCTGCAGTGGTCTTTCGGGCTCGCTTCGGTGCCTGCTTCGCAGCAGCTTTGCCGGAAGGCAGGTAGGTTTCCGACATTGCGTCCCACTTTCCCTCGGCGTCGATCTGAAGGATGCGCTCGACGCCACCGCGGGCCCGAAGGACGAGGTGGGCCACGCCGGCCGGCGTTTCGCTCGGGCGGATGCCCTTCGAGAACAGCACGATCTGCTCGAAGTTATCGGCGATGAGCTGGCGCGCCTGCTGGCGGGCCTCGACCTCCTGCGCGATGACACCCTTCGTGAGCTTCCTGAACTTCGCCTCGACGCTGTTGAGGTCCGAGCGGCTCACGCGGGCGAGGGCGCGCTGCGCGGCGTCGACGGCCTCGACCGCGACCGCCTTGTCGGCTTCGAGCGCCGCCGCGCGCTTCGCAAAGGTCGCCACCGTGCGCTTGTCGTCGGCCTCCAGGATCAGGTCGGTGAGCTTGTCCAATTGCTGCGTGAGCTTCGCGGCCCGCTCCTTCGCGGCGTCGAGTGCGACACGCGCCGCCGCGTCACCGCTCCCGCCGTGCAGGCCGCGCAGGTTCATCAGGTCCGAGCAGAACTCCATCACCGCGCGCTCGAAGGGCGCCGCCGTCACCGAGTGCCCGCCGACGAGACAGGTCACGTCGCTGCGGCTGACGTGCGCGCAGCGCAGGCGCCGGTACGGGTCGCGCAGCCGGCCGGCCTCATCGTGGATCTGCGTGCCCGGCCGGCGCGTGAGCACCTGCCCGATGACGGCGCAGCCGCAGTAGCCGCAGACGGTCGCGCCGAAGCCGGTCAGAACGTGCGGGATCGTGCCTTTGGTGCTGAAGGTCGGCAGCGCGCGGGCCTTGATCGCGTCCTGCAGCTCGTGCCACTGCGCGACCTTCAGCAGCGGGGGGTAGTAGCCTTCGAGCACGTAGCGCTCGACCGGCTTGTCGGGCTCGCGCACCTCGACGACGTGCTCGCCGATCAACGCCTGGTTGCGCAGCAGGCGTTCGACCTGGGCGACGTGCGAGCCGCGGGGAGTGAGCATCAGGCCGCGCTCGGTCAGCGCTGCGGCCACGCCGACCATGCCGGCCCCGGCGAGGTACAGGTCGATCGCCGTGCGGGTCGCGTGCGCGTGGTCCGGGTGCAGTTCGAAGGTGTCGCCCTTGCGGCGCAGCCACGCCGGAGGGAAGCCGCCCTTGATCGTGCGCAGGGTCCGGTCGCCCGCGATCCACGCCTTCGCGCGCAGACGGATGGCGCTGCGGCCCCGGTCTGCCTTTGTCTCGCTCTCCTCGTTCGCGCGGATCATCACGCCGAGGGACATGAACAGGTTCCCGGGGTTCGCGCGGATCGTCTGCTCGTTGTACGTCATGCCGTCCTTCGCGGTCACGATCGTGATGCCCTTGTCGATGATGGCGGCGAACTGGCCCATGGCCTTCAACGCCTTCTCACGCGACAGGCGGTCCAGACCCTCGACGACCAGCACCGAGCCGCGGGGCACCTTCCCGTCCTCGACATCGCGCAGGAAGCCGCCTAGCTCGCCCTTGTCGGCGTGCTTGCCCTTGAACGCCGAGATGCCCTGATCGCGCAGGGTCGTGTTCAGGGTCATGCCGTGGGCGTCGGCCCACCGCTGTGCATACTCGGCCTGCCGCTCCAGGCTCGTGCCCTCGCGTTGAGCGGTGGAGGAGTACCGGGCGTAGCTGATGACGAAGGGTTGGAGCTTCATGGTCGGGACAGATGTAAGTGGAGCCGTGGCCATCATATATGAGGCAACAACTGCGAAGGCGAAGGGGTCCGAAAATATAAGCCGCCTGGGACTGTTACTTCGTTCCTGAATTTTGTGGCTTGACGCAAATTCGGCGGCGCTCTCCCCGCCATTCATATAGCGGGCGACAAAAAAGCCCGGCGCGCTGGCCGGGCTGTCAAGGGGTCGACTGGTGCGATTTCTAGTGCGACGTGTGGTGCACCAGTCCGTCGCGGGGGGGTCAGATTTCCGCGAGGTGAATCGCGCGCTGCACGCTCTCCATCGGGATGTCCTCGATGTCCTGGCCCACGCTCACCGAGAGGGTGTCGATGAGGTCGACGATCTTGTCGTTCGCGCGGTCGCCCAGGTCGCCTTCGGGCACGAGGGCGTGCGCGAGCACCTCCATGGCATCCCAGTACGCGACGTTCGCCAGCGCAGCGGCGTGCATCGCCTCGCGCACCTTGATCGGGTCAGGAGCGCTCATCGGCCAGCACCTCCGAAGACGGGACGCAGCTCACCCGGCGCGCGGTCGGGCCTCACGTTGCGCGCCTGCTCTGCGAGCGCATCGCGCTTCGAGTAGGCGCGCAGGGTCCACTGGAGCGAGCCGGTGACGGGGTGCAGCATGGGCACGTCCCACGCCTTCGGGCGCCGCGGTGCGGGCTTGCGGGTGCCGAGGATGTTCATGCGCGCTGCTCCTTCGCCACGTCGGGCAGTCGGAAGTAGGGCCCGGCCGTGTCACCGAAGCGCGCGACCACGGCGTCCGCGGTGGCCTCGTCGATGTCGTCGATGAGGACGTGCCGCTTGTCCGTGACCGGGTTGAAGTAGGTCACGCGCCACACGGCCGGCGGGCGTTCGAGGTCGGCGCTCACGACTTGCGCTTCCAGCCGACGAAGCCACCGATGACGGCGCACACGAGCGCGATGCCGATGCGCTGCACGAGCGAGGGGTTGCCCATGAAGGAGGTGCCGATGGCGGCGGCGAAGAGGGCGGCGAAAGCGTAGCCGAGGGTGTGGATGATTCGCATGGTCAGGTTCTCAGGTTGAGGTGGGGAAGCGGCCGGGGCCGCGGGTTACGCCGAGCGGCGGATGAGCTTCTGATCGGGGTGCTGCCCGGTCTTCAGCAGGAACAGTTCCCAACGCGCGGTGTCGATGCAGCGCTGGCCGGTTTCGTACTCGGCCCAACGCACGGCGTGGCCGAGGTGGACGAGGGACGCCGCCGAGGCGCGGTCGAGCTTCGCGTCCTCGCGGGCCGCGCGCACCTCGTCGGGGTTGGGTTGGATGATGTCGGTCATGGTCTGGTCAGCCGAAGTAGAGGGTCACGCACTGCAGGCGGGCGGCGCGCTCCACTGCCTCGCGGGCCTCGGTCATCAGGTCGGGACAGGCTTCGAGGAAGGTGATGGCGGCGCCGATGACGTGGGCACACTCGCCGCCGCACACCGAGTCGGTCGGCATGTCGAGGATGTCGTCGTCGAGGCGTTGAACCCAGGCTGCGGGGTACTGCTGGCGAATGTTCATGGTGGTGGTCCGCTGGTGGTGGCCCGGTGTCTCAGGCGCAGTAGTCGTTGATGGCGGCGTCGGCTTGTGCCCTGGTGTCGTACTTCACGCCGAACATGAAGCGGAGGTGGTAGCCGCCTTCGTCGCGGGCCGACACCCGGAACTTGTCACCCTTCGGCTCGACCACCAGGGTGACCGTCTTGCCGTCGAAGGTGGTGAACGTGTTCTTCACGGTGGTCAGGGCGGTGGCGGTGTTCATGGTCGGGCTTTCGTCGGTGGCGGGTGTTTGGAGGTGGCCCCTTTGTGGCGGGCCTCGAAGACTCAGGCGAAGGTGTGCGAGACGCCGACGTAGTCGCCCTCGACATCCACGCCGAGCGGCAGGCAGACAACGCGAACGGTGCCCTCCCACTTCATCTCCTCGACGCAGAAGGCGTTGGCCTTCGCCGCGTTGAAAAACACGGTCGTGTCCTGCTCGGTCTGGCCGGCTTCGTTGAGGTAGGAAACGGTGACGGGGAAGGAGGTCATGGTCTGGTCCGGTTGCGTGTTGCGATGGTTAGACTTTAACGCAATGCGTAAACCGCAGGTGGAATTATTTAACGCAAAGCGTAAAAGAAAAAGCCCGGCGAACCGGGCCTCGTTGGGGTCTGAATGGCATCTATCTGGACGCCTGCCGGATGCCGGCCGGCTCGAAGCCCGACAGTTTCGACCAGAAGTCCAGCGCGCGCCCCTCGCTGTAGACGGCCCACTCGCGGGTGCCGTCCTCGTGCTGATACTCACGCACCTCGACGCGATGCCGGTGGGGCGACTCGCGCGGCACGATGAGCCCCGAGGTCCAGCCGCACGCCTCGGGCACCTCGATCGTGTGCACGCCGGCCGGGAGGTGAAGCCAGCCGAGCACGCGCTCGGGCTGGCAGCAACAGCGCACCGCATACCTCACGAGCGGTCCTCCGGCGGCATCACGAAGGGGATCGCCTTCGAGCTGACGCGCAGCCGCCCCTCGCCTTCGAGGAAGTTCCGGTAGGCGTTGATTGCCACCGCCTCGGCCTCACGCGCGACCTGATCGCCACTCGCGAGTACGTGCCCCTCGTCGTCGATCACTGCGAGGCGCGCCGGCTTGCCGTTCGCTCGCACCGTGAGCCCCTCGCTGATGACGCTGCTGATGACCACGCCAGGAAGCGCGCCCGTGGGTTGTGTGCCGATCATGGTTGCTCCTCATGCTCTCGATTGTGTCAACGACCGCCACGCTTCGACAGCGCAGGCGGGTACTTGTCCGTTTCCAAGGGCTCGAATCCGCTCCACCCGGGAGGGAAACCCATCAGCCACTCGACCCACGTCGGGTTCAACAGCCCACCAACGTGCTCCGACAGCGGCCGGCAGTTCTTCGCCATCGTCGCGGCCGATGCCTTCCCGCTGCGGTAGTCCCGCGCGATCGGCGTCGGGAAGCGCGGCCCCGCCTTCGAGGTCCGCGACGATCCAGATCCGGTTGCGCTCGTGCGGGGCGCCGACATCGGCAGCTCCCAACACTCGCCACCGGCAGCGATACCCGAGGCGGGCCAAGTCAGCGAGGAGTCGTCCGAGTCCGCGAACAAGGAGCGCTGGGCTGTTCTCCACGAAGACGAAGCCGGGTCGAACCTCGCCCACGACACGCGCGAACTCGCGCCAGAGGCCGGAGCGGGCGCCGTCGAGGCCGGCGCCGCTTCCGATCTTGCTGATGTCCTGGCAAGGGAAGCCGCCAGACACCACGTCAACACGGCCGCGCCAAGGTCGTCCGTCAAAGGTGCGAACGTCATCCCAAACCGGGAAGGGCGGGAGAAGTCCGTCGTTCTGTCGGGCGACAAGTACGCTTGCGGCGTAGGGGTCAACCTCGACAGCGCAGACGACTCGCCAGCCGAGCCAGTGGCCTGCGAGCAGGCCGCCACCAATGCCCGCGAACAAAGCCAGCTCATTCACGCTCAGGCCCGCGCGGCGTTCGCCTTCACCGAGCGCGCGAACTCGCGGCCCGCGGCGTCGGCCTGGTCGATGCGGGTCTGCCCTGCGGCCTCCTGATCCTTCTGCTTCGCCAGCGCCTTCGCCTCGGCATCGGTGGTGGTCATCGTCGCGCCCTTCGGCGCCGTCATCTTCACGACCACCTCCTGTCCGACCTTCATGCCGAGGAGGCCGAGGCGCATCGCGTCGAGGTCCGACGACGCCACGCGCATCTTCAGTTCGATCATCCCGTCGTTCTTCGGCGTGAGCTTGAACTTGTCGACCTTGCAGGCGCCGAGGCGGATCGGCGCGTTCTCGTCGATGCCGTGCTCGACCAGCACGGTCCAGCCCTGGCACACGGTCTTCAGCGCGAGCGACTCCAGCGCCGGCACGATCAGCACGGGCCGCACCTCGGGGCACAGCGTGTCGAGAATGCTGGCGCTGCCCTCCCACTTCAGGCCGAAGGACACTGCCGGGGTCAGCTCCTCGCCGTGGTGCTCGCTGCGGTTCGTGACGCTGACGAGCTGCACGGTGGTGGGGGTCTTGAGTTCAAACATTGCGGGTGCTCCTGTGGGTCGTGGTGCGAGCCTTTGCCCGCGTGGGTGAAGGGTTGGCGCGCTCGAAGGCTTCGCTGTTCTCGGGCAACACGCCGTCGACCAGCAGGCGCTCCAGATCGCTCTGCGAGGCGATGCGGGCCACCGCGGACGCGGCCACCGCCTTAGCTTTCGACTCGGCACGGATGATTCGCTCCTTGCCCGTGTCGGTGGCAGCGACAACGTACAGCCGGGTGGTGCCGGGCGCGTTCATGAGGTCTGCCACTTCGCGCTGTAGGCCGCGCCGAGCTGAGACATCGCCTCGTCGCTCAGTTCGGCGAAGCGCGCCTCGTCGAGCGTGAGCGCGGCGGCATCGGCGTCCGGGGCGTTCTCGATCGCGGACAGGTACTTCAGCACCGCGGCGCTCGCGTCATCGAGGGCGGGAGTCGGCGCCTTCGCTTGCACCTTGTCGACCTCGGCCTGTGCGACCTTCTGCTTGGCTGCACGGCGAGCGGCCACGGCATCGGCCGCGCTGGTCTTCGGTGCCGACGTCCCGCCCTCAGTGGCCGCACCCTCGCGCCCGTCCATCACCTCCCGCCACGTCGTCTCGCCATCGCGCAGCGCGGCGTACAGCGCGCGCAGGTCGCTGGTCTCCTTCGGCGTGAGCGTGCTCGCGTCGTGGCCCAGGTACAGCTTGAGCTGCTCGATCGACACGCCGATCGCGCCGAAGGCGTCGAACAGCTTGCGGCGCGCGGAGTCCGGGTCTTTCGCGTCCTCGGTGCTCTGCGTGACCATGATCTGCTCCATGGCCTCGTCGATGAGGTCGCCGGGCACGAGGCGAAGCGCCAGCGTGCGGATTGCCTTCGACACGAGCGCAGCTTGTTTGTTCAGAACGTCGTCGTCGGTCCCTACGAGGATGAACACGATCTCGCCGTAGCTGTTCGTGCGCTGCCCGACGATCTGGTCGCCCTCCTTCGCGCGCTTGCGCTCGATGGTCTTGGCGACGGGCACGTCGAGGCCATAGGGCACGTTCGATTCGAGGTCGACCACCTCGACGTGCACGATGCGGCGCTCGGCGTCGTCGTGCGTCGTGGTGGTGTCGACGGTCACGTTCCCCATGGCACGGATCGCGGCCTCGGCGAAGCGCACGCTCGGGCCCGTGGGCCACTTCGAACGGTCCTTGCCGATCGGCTTCACGTAGCGGGCCACCGCGGCGAAGCTCGGTCGCATGCACTCCTTCAGGATGCGGGCGCGTACGGCGTCCATGTCGCGGGGTCGCTTGAGCGCGACCACGTACCGCGCCTCGACCAGCGCGCGAGCGTGAGCAGCGGACGCCGCTGCGGCGGTGTCACCGTTGGCCTGGGCCACGGCGAAGGGACTGACGGCGAGTTCATTCATGCGAGAAGCTCCTTGTGGGATTCAGTGCGCGTTACAGACGCACCCCTGGCCCTGGCAGATTCATCACCGCGGGCATCGGTGTCATGCAGCCCACGAGGGGCAGTGAAGGCGCCCGCATCTGCCATGCGTCACGGTGCCGTCACCATCGGGAACTCACAGTTGCTGCAGGAGCCAGCGCCCCCACAGGAATCCGACGACGACCATGCCGACCAGCACGGCCGAGAACGCGATGGCGAGCGCCACGGCGCCCCAGGCGCTGAACCGGTGCAGCGGGTCGGGGCGTTCGAACCAATCCTTCGGGTCCGGGTCAATCTCGCGCAGCTCGTGTTTGAACCGCTCGGTCAACGGGTCGCGTGTCATGCCTCACCTCCAGCGTCTGCGAGTCGCGTCATGCTTCACCGCCTGCCCAGCGCGGCAGCGAGACGGTCTCCAGCTCCGGCGGGTAGCTCGGCCACTCGCCCATGCGCTCGCAATGCGCGTAGATCTGCAGGGCCTCGTCGTTCTGCTCCCGCGCGATGCGCATGGACAGTTCGTCTAGCTCGACCACGCGGGCCGCGAACGGGTACGTCGACTCGACGAACGCGAAGATGAACCCGCACACCGGGGCGCGCGTGATGGTCTCGACGCCGCGCTTGTACCAGTCCGCCTGATGGTGGTAGCCGAAGTTCGCAATCGTGCGGCGAAGCTCGGTGGTGCTGCTCGCGTTCTGCGTGGTCTTCACGTCGAGCAGCATCGAGGCCGGCGACGACACGCCGTGCGAGCTGATGCCGAACCCGCGGTTCATGCAGTCCGGCCGGCACCGGCACAGCACGCCGGTCGCCTGGTCCAGCCAGTAGCCCGAGACTTCGAACTCGCCGTCGTCGAGCACCTCGCGCACGTCCGCGAGGTTGCGCAACGACGTGGCCTGGGCCCGCGCGACTTCGTACTGCTTCCGGCTGATGACCTGCCGGGGCTTCGCGGCCTCGACGAACGCTTTCCACTCCTTCGAGTTCTTGTTCAACGCCGGGCCGATGGCGTAGCGGTCGTCGAACGCGAACGGTTCCAACGTGGCGCAGTGGCAGAGGGTGCCCGCGAACATCGCCGCGCTGCCCTCGCCGTCGACCTCATCGAGCATCCACGCCGGCAGCTCGATGCCGTTCAACGAGTGGTAGTGCCAGGGCGATTTCCGCAGCAGCTTGAGTCCGCTGTTCGACAGGCCAGGGCCGCGGTGGTAGTCGTGGTTCGGCAGGTCGTGCACGAACCCGAGAGGCCAGGATCGTGGTCCTGGAGGTGACGAACTTGGCGAAAAAATTACCGACGGCCTCGCTGCTTTTTCGTTCGTCATTCGCGTCCTCATGAGGTACAGGATGAAGCGGGAACGCGAGTGGGCAACTTCGCTGCAGGCCCTGTCAACGCTCGAAAAAATGGGCCTGTCGTGAGAGAGGATTTTGCGAACAACTTACTTTCCGCAACCTAGGTTACGGACCGAAGGCAGGTCGTTTTTCGTTGCCGCACCAATGGCCGATGTGGTCGTTGGAAGGTCTTGCCGCAACAAGTTCCTCCGCAACTATTGCGTCACGCGGATGCAGAAGTTCGACGGCTCTGTTGCGGAAAAAAAATCTTGAGCGTTCAATTGGTCCCCCCATTCGTCAGGGCAGAGAACATGAAAAAAACCATCGCGATGAAGCTCCTCGGGCCGACAGCCGACGACGTGGCTCGGCGTGTCGGATGCACTGGCGCTGCGGTGCGCAAGTGGCCCAGCGAGCTGCCGTCACGGCTCGTCGATCGCGTCATCGCCGCCTCGGTGCGCGAGCACTTCACGCACCGGCCCGCCGCGGGCCTCACGGGCAACGTGAGCCTGCATCCCGACCTGTTCGCGTACCTGTGGCACGAGGCGCTCATGGCACGCGTCGAGGAGGCAAAGCGCTGCAACGCCGAGGCCCTCGCGGCTCGAATCGCCAACCGGCGCAAGGCGAAGTTCGCGGCGAAGTCGCAGCGGGGCACCGTCACCCAGGCCAGTCAAGAAGCGGCGTAGGCGCCATGCCCACGCGCCTCATGCGTGACGGCCTGCTGGAGAGCGAGGCCGTGCTGTCGCTCCCTCCCGAGGGCCGATGGCTCTACGTGTCGATCCTGCTGTCGGCCGACGACTACGGCCTCTTCGAGGCCACGCCCTTCAAGCTCGCCAAGCGCGGGGACGTGAAGCGCGACCACGTGCCGGCGCTGCTCAACGCGATGGCCGACGCCGACCTCGTGCGGCTCTACCAGCCCGATGCGAGGACGCCGCGGTCGTTCGGGATCGTGACGAAGTTCGGTCAACGCATGCGTGCAGCTCGGACGAAACACCCGCTGCCTCCGCTTCACCTCGTCGCCGACCAGGGTGCTGACTATCTGAGCGAATTCAATGACTTAGCTTCCAGAATGTCAGGCACACGACGGCAACCTGCGGGCACACGACGGCCTGAGGCGGAGGCGGAGGCGGATAGAAGCTCTCAGACTTCGTCTTCGAGCTTCCTAGACCCTTCGGACCCTT